GAATTCATCAATGCTCCTGTAGATCAAGCAGAGGATTATCATTATATCTTCTATCCTGCTGGTGAAACCATTACTCCTTATGGAACCTTTAGAATTTCTGGTGACGCTGTTACAGAACTTGCAATTCAATTTATTCATGAAGGTTCTGGTTCTATTGCTGCTAATGGAGTCGCTGGTGAAGCAATTACTAAGTTTTATAGTATTGACTCCATTGCTGTAGATACTTCAGTTGAATTCTCTACTTCTTATGGGTTAGTTTCTAACTCTGTTGATGAATCAGAAGACTATGGATTAATTACTACATCTGCCAATGAAGTTGATTCCTATGGATTCTTATATCCAGTTATCACTCCATTTGGATTATTTGAAATCTCTGGATCAGCTTCCGCAGTATTTAAAAATGGAGTTTATGTTGGTTCTGGATCAATTGTTGAGACTGGAATTCTTGAAGAGAAGAATACTGATCGTTATACTATTGATTCTATCCTTCTTGGTGGATCTCCAGAGGATTATGGTTCTGTTGGATCTGTAGCGACTTCTAATGAGTCTTACGAATTCATCAATGCTTCTGTAGATCAAGCAGAGGATTATCATTATATCTTCTATCCTGCTGGTGAAACCATTACTCCTTATGGAACCATTCAGGTTTCTGGTGCATCGTTTGATGAATTAAGGATTAAGTTTATTCATGAGGGTTCTGGTTCTATTGCTGCTAATGGAGTTGCTGGTGAAGCAATTACTAAGTTCTATAGCATCGATTCAATAGCAATTGATACCTCAGTTGAGTTCTCCACATCTTATGGATCTATTGTTGATTCTATAGATGAGACTGAAGATTATGGACTCATAATAGATTCCTCAACAGAAGTTGATTCTTATGGATTCCTATATCCAGTCATTACTCCATTTGGACTCTTCAACATCTCTGGATCTGCTAGAGAGGTATTTAAACTTAGTTCTTATATTGGTTCTGGATCAATTGTTGAGACTGGAATTCTTGAAGAGAAGAACACAGATTCCTATAATATCAATTCTGTTCTTCTTGGTGGTTCTCCAGAAGACTATGGTTCTGTTGGAACGGCAGCAACTTCAAATGAATCGTATGGACTCATTGATGCTCCTGTAGATCAGGTAGAGAATTATGATTATATCTTCTATCCTGCTGGTGAAACTATTACTCCTTATGGAACCATTCGGGTTTCTGGTGACGCTGTTACAGAACTTGCAATTCAATTTATTCATGAAGGTTCAGGATCGATATCAGCCAATGGAGTTGCTGGTGAAGCAATTACTAAGTTCTATGGTGTTGATTCCGTTGCTGCGGATACCTCAATTGAGTTCTCCACATTCTATGGATTGGTTTCTAACTCTGTTGATGATACTGAAGATTACGGACTTATTACTTCATCAGTAACTGAAGTTGATTCATATGGATTCCTATATCCAGTCATTACTCCATTTGGACTCTTTAATGTTTCTGGATCAGCTGGAGAATCCTTTAAACCTGCAGTTTATATTGGTTCTGGATCAGTTCAAGAAAATGGAACTAAGATTGAGAAGAATACAGATTCCTACAATCTTGGATCAATACTTCTTGGCGATTCTCCAGAGGATTATGGTTCTGTTGGAACCTCTGCAACTTCTAATGAGTCTTACGAATTCATCAATGCTCCTGTAGATCAAGCAGAAGATTATCACTACATCTTCTATCCTGCTGGTGAAACCATTACTCCTTATGGAACCATTCAGGTTTCTGGTGCATCTAGAGAAAAAAATGCACCAGCATTCCGTGGTTCTGGAACAATTAATATCATTGGATATGCCCTTGTTCCACAACGTTATCTTGGATCTGGATCCTTTAGTGCTTTTGGCGGATCTGCTGAAGTATCTGGATCCAATCCACCAGATCAAGTTACTCCAATCGTTATTTCTGGTGCCGCTACCAACCTTAAGAATACCTATTCTAATGTTGGATCTGGAACAATTATTGTTAGTGGAGATGCTGCAACTGAAGTTCGAGGACAACAACAACTTGATGGATCTGGAACAATCGAAATTTCTGGTACTGCAGCAGAGTCCTTTATTCCTGCGACAGCAATTGGATCTGGATCCTTTAGTGCCTTTGGTGGATCTGCAGAAGTATCTGGTTCAAACCCACCAGATCAAACTGTTCCTATTGTTATTTCTGGTGCTGCTACCAACCTTAAGAATACTTATTCTAATGTTGGATCTGGAACTGGAGTATTCTCTGGAACTTCAAAAGATGAATTCCGTGGATTATCAATTTACTCTGCAGTTGGAACAATTGAAATTTCTGGAACTGCAGCAGAGTCCTTTATTCCTGCGACAGCAATTGGATCTGGAACTCTGTTTGCAATTGGTGGTGGAGCAGAAGTATCTGGTTCAAACCCACCAGATCAAGTTACTCCAATCGTTATTTCTGGTGCCGCCACCAACCTTAAGAATACTTATTCTAACGTTGGATCTGGAACTGGAGTATTCTCTGGAACTGCTACCAATCTTAAGAATACCTATTCTAATGTTGGATCTGGAACTGGAGTATTCTCTGGTACTGCAGCAGAGTCCTTTATTCCTGCGACAGCAATTGGATCTGGAACTCTATTTGCAATTGGTGGCGGCGCAGAAGTCAAGGGATCCAATCCACCAGATCAAACTGTTCCTATTGTCATCTCTGGTGCCGCTACCAACCTTAAGAATACCTATTCTAATGTTGGATCTGGATTCTTCAGTGCCTTTGGTGGATCTGCAGAAGTCAAGGGATCCAATCCACCAGATCAAACTGTTCCTATTGTCATCTCTGGTGCTGCCACTCAGAAGAGAAGAGTATCTGAGGTTGGATCTGGAACTCTGTTTGGAATTTCTGGATCCGCAGAAGCGTCTGGAGCAAATCCACCAGATCAAACTCTCATTATTACGCTTTCTGGAACTGCAAGAGAAAGATTCACACCAGCAACTGCAATTGGATCTGGATCTATTTCCGAGTCTGGACAAGCAACAGATCTCAAGAATACTCGCTCTGAAGTTGGAATTGGAACAGTTGCAATTACAGGAGGAATTACTCCAGATGTTCAAATTTATGTTCCTTACTGGACGGGTTCTGGAACTCTATTTGGAATTGGAGGTGCAGCTGAAGTATCTGGTTCTAATCCACCAGATAGGTTTGTTCTGTTCACATTCTCTGGCACTGCAGCAGAGTCCTTTGTCCCCGCAACAGCAGTTGGATCTGGAACAATTGAGATTTCTGGAGTTGGAGTTGGAGTTTCTAATCCATACAGAGCGCCATTTGTTTATGTCACGATCATTTAATTTTCATAAATAATGAAAACCTCCAGATTATAAGAAGTACATTAATAGTTGGTAATGTAAATATAACTGGAGTCACAACTACAACACTAGAAAGTTCGTCGTCACCGCCAAGCAATTCTCAAATGAGTTTTGCATTGACTAGCAATACTAATTTAAGAATCAGTGTACGTGGAACTGATGGTGTTTTAAGAACAGCAAACATTACTCTTGCCTGATCTTAATTTTTTTATAAATAAAAATACATCTACTTACATTTAAGATGACGAAGCAGGTACAATTCCGTAGAGGCACTACGGCACAGCACACAACTTTCACGGGTGCCTTAGCAGAGGTAACTGTGGACACAGATAAGAAAACTCTAGTAGTTCATGACGGGACCACAGCGGGTGGTACTGTAATCGCAACCAATGCAACTGCTATCGCTTTTGCAATTGGATTTGGACTCTAATCAATTTATAAATAATCATTAATTACAGAAAGCAGGGAGCACAATGGCAAAAAGACTTAGAAATGTGATTAGCTTTACACCAGCATCCAACACTGTTGTGATTGATGGATATGTTGATAGAAAGACACTATTATTGATTACTAATACATCATATCAGAATACAGTAATCTATAATTTTGCTGACGCTCAAAAGAGAGCAAACTCTATTACATATAATTCAACAACATTAAGAACAACAGTTGTTCTTAACACTGACTGTGCTGCAATGAGTACAAGTGATACTCTTCAAATCTTTGTTGAAGAAACTGCCGTTGTGTTTGATCCAACAGAGACTCTTACAGATCCTGTTAATAAGATGAGAGTGTCTCAACCTCAAGCATTGATTGACACTGACTTTGAATATGGTACACAAGGTTCAAAGTGGGAAACCATCTTTATGGTTAACCAAAGACCTTACTTCACTGTTAACCAAACTAATCTTGTAGGCACAGCAGCAACATCAGGAACAGTTGCTGGTGGTGTTGTTGTTTCAGGTATCACTACATTAACAATGCCTGCCGGAACTAGAAGAGTTACTATTGCTTCTACTACTGCGCTTCCTCCAAATGGAACTCCAGTTATCGTTCAAGATGGAAATATTCCTAATGTAAATGGAAACTGGACTATTGAAGAAGGTGGTGGAACAGGTATTGCTACTTACGTTGCTAGACTTAGAAATGATACAGGCATTGTAACTTGTTTGTCTCTCGCTAGAACTGGTATTTATTCCGGAACTACATTCACTGGATCAAGAATTGGTATTTCTACTCCGCTTTCAATGCCTCGTGGTGGATTCTCAACAAGCACATGGGCGGCTATTATCAACCCAGGACTTGCTGTTACCGTCACAACTAGCGTACCTCACGGACTTGTTATTGGTAATGAAGTTGGTATTACAAGTATTTTCACAGGACAAACCGGATCACTTGCCATCGGCGCCCAGGGTGGTGTAATTGGACAAGGATCTCCAAATGGATCATTTATTGTTTCTACTGTTGGATCGAGCACTCAGTTTACATATTATGTAAACACTGCTCCTGTAGGACTTGCTACAACTGCATTCAACCAAGCTGCAGTTTATGTTAAGCCCAATGGACAACTTTTACATAGAGCATTTGATGGTGGCGTCCTGTTTGGAACATTTGCACAATCAAATAACGAGCAGGCAATTCGCCAAACCAGAAGATATTTCCGTTACCAATCTGGTAAAGGAATTCAGATGAGTTCTGGTACGGTTCTAAAACCAAATATTCCGATTGAGACTATTACATCTTCAGGAACCACAGTTACTGTAAGAACAAAAGAGACTCATGGATTGAACAGAGTTATTCCTGGAACTCAGATTACAGTTGCTGGATGTAATGAATCTGCATATAATGGAACGTTTACGGTTGATTCTGTTACTCAACCAAATGTATTTACATATACAGCACTTACAACTCCATCAGCAACGACTGCTACTGGAAATTATACAGCAAACGTAACTTCATGGACTGGTGCTATTTCTAGACTTGGATTATTTGATTTCCAAAATGGTTGTTTCTTTGAATTTGATGGAACAACTCTCTATGTGGTACGTAGACAGTCTACATTCCAAATTGCAGGAAGAGTCACAGTTACTCAAGAATCAACACAAGTTGTTCAGAGTAATCCCAATTATCCAACATTGTTCTCCAAACAACTTACACCTGGGGGCAATATCGTAATTCGTGGACAGACCTATAAGGTTATGGACATCTTGAGTAATACTGAAATTAGAATTAACCCTGCTTACAGAGGACCAAGAGATGAGTATGTAACTATCACAAGAACTGATGATCTGAGAATTCCTCAATCTTCTTGGAATCTTGATAAGATGGATGGAACTGGCGCTTCTGGATACAACATCGATCTTTCCAAGATGCAGATGTTCTATATGGACTACTCTTGGTATGGTGCTGGATTCATTCGTTGGGGATTCAGAGCAGATGGTGGAAACGTAAAATACTGCCATAAACTGATTAACAACAATGTTAATCAGGAAGCATATATGAGATCTGGTAACTTACCAGCTCGTTATGAAACAATGACTCACCCACCAACAACTGGATTAACTACCAGTTTAATTTCAACTGATAACTATATCGGCATTGCATCAACCGCAGGATTCCCTGTTCCTTCTGGTACAGTTCTTGTACGTAGTCCTGGAGATTTCCCAGGAACTGGAGATCTATATGAGTATATTAACTATACTGGAGTTGGAACTACTGCACTAACTGGACTCAGAAGAGGACAGGAAGGATATCCATTCGGATTGAGCCTTACTATGGGAGTTGGTGCAAACGTAGGTGTTGGTTCAACTGCTCTCTTGCAAATTGGACAAAGAGTTATTTCTGGTGTAGGTTCAACATCATTTGTCAATAATACATTTATTACTGCCATTGGTATCGGATCAATTACTTTCAGCACACCTTCTCTAGATAATAACCCAAGTGTTATTATTCCGCCGATGGCAGTAACTGCAGGTGTTGCAGGTGCTCAGACATTTACAAGAACAGATACGAGACCTGTTTCTGTCGAACTCGCATATCCAACATTTGCTCCTACAATCTCGCATTGGGGTACAAGTGTAATCATGGATGGTAGATATGATGATGATAAATCACTTGTGTTTACTTATGGACAATCTAACCCAGTGCCTATCCCTGCGAACGCAGAAAGAGGATTGTTCTCAATTCGTGTATCACCTTCTGTTGATTTAGGTATTCCTGGAGGATTTGGGCAAAGAGAACTTGTCAACAGAATGCAGTTGGTTATGAGAGGACTTGGAATGTCCGTTACGGGTGTTACAACTGCTATTCTTGTTCGTGGATACTTGAATGCTATACCACAATTCCCAACAGTTTGGACAAATGCAGTTGGCAATAGATTTGGAACCCTTAATTCCAGTCTTGCACAAATCGCTGATCATACTGCACAAGCTGGTTACGGTGTGACAATAAGTAATGGTGAGGTTGTTTGTGGATTCTATGTTGGAACTGGTGCAGGTACTCTTGATCTATCACAGGTTAGAGATCTTGGTAACTCTATTGTTGGTGGAGGTGGAACCTTTGCTAACACTAACATCTACCCAGATGGACCTGATACTTTCACTATTACTGCAACAAACCTCTCAGGTGTTCCAATTTCAGTTGCTGCACGTCTATCCTGGACTGAGGCACAAGCATAATCTGCTTGACACATATGCTAAACTAAGGAGGAGAAATCCTCCTTTTTTTGTATCTAATATATACTTTTAGTTTAATAACTTACTATGAAATTCACAGTTTATTCTAAAGATGGTTGTCCCTATTGCAGTAAAATTGAACAGGTGCTACAATTGGCTGAACTTCAACATGTCATTTATAAACTAGAAAAAGATTTTTCTAGAGAAGAATTCTATGCTGAGTTTGGACATGGATCAACATTTCCTCAAGTTATCTTAAATGATCAACAGCATCTGGGAGGATGCACTGACACTGTACAGTATCTCAAGGAGCAAAATTTAGTTTAATGGAAAATACGTTTCACGAAGTTTATTTTGATGTTGAGAGGGCAATTGATCTTGCCTTTAATGGACAGTTTGTGTTAAAATTCTATGACTATTTGAAAATTCGTGGAGCTAGAAAATTTGAGGTAGAAGAATTTATTGAAAGTAATACCGCTAATAATATCAGTAACCTTGTTATGGATCTAGATGAATATCTTGAAGGCGGATCTGACAATAATCATAAACAGTTAAGAGAGGCATATGGACACATTCCAAAACCTCAAGCAAGAAAAATAAGAAATTACCTATACGGTATTCTTGAAGATGCTTGGAAATATAGTCATGACAAAAGACCAGGACGAAGGAAAAAGGAAACTAAATAATGATGAATCCCAAATTAACCGGGGTGTTGAGTTATTACTACGCAATAGGAGGAAAGAGAAATCAAAACCAAAAACTTTTCAAGTGAAGTTTGGTAAAATGATTGCACTCTTTCAGAGAGAGTTTGATTTCTTTATTGAATTTCACTTTGATATAAGAAAACAATAAACTCTCTGGAGAAGGAAAATGGAACCAGCATATGTAACCGCATTTTTTTCAATGCTCACTTTGTTATTTTTTATGGTTGGTGGAGTTATAGGATGGTTGGCATATAGACATGCTCTCGAAACAAGAACTCCATATTTACACCCAGAGTTTTTTGATGAAAATGGACAAATAATTCCCGATGAAGTAGTATCTGTAAGATTTGAAAACAATTATGACGAGTACGATGACGACGACGAAGAAGAAGACGACGAGTGAAAAACCAATTGAAACTCTTCCTCCCAACCCATTTATCTTTGAGATTTTAGATTTAGCATCTAAACAAAGGTCAAACGCAAAAAAAATTGAGGTTCTCAAGACCTATGAACACGACTCCCTAAAAACAATTTTTATTTGGAACTTTGATGAGACTGTAATCAGTCTTCTTCCCGAAGGACCTGTTCCTTATGGTGATGTAAAAGATCAAAATGTTTATTCTGGAAATCTTTCCGAAAATTTATCGAAGGAAGCATCTGGAGGAGAATCTGCAACTCAACAAGATTTGCAAGGAAGAGGACGAACATCATTGCGTAGAGAATACCAAAATCTTTATCATTTTGTAAAAGGTGGTAATGACTCTCTTTCTACAATTCGTAGAGAAATGATGTTTATTAATATTCTTGAAGGACTACATCCAAAAGAAGCAGAGGTATTAATTCTTACAAAAGATAAAAATCTATCAAATAAATATAAGGTAAGTTTAGACAACGTAAAAGAAGCCTATCCCGACATTCAATGGGGTGGACGTTCGTGACAGTTGCAGTAAGTGGAGAAAAAAGTGTGGCAGAATCCGAAAAAGAAGAACAAAGTATTCTGCCATCAAGATATGGTTGTGAAATTGTTTTAGAAAAAACAACTCTTGATAAAGCAAAAGATTCTTCTTTTCCAAGTGATGCTTATTTGGTTTGGTACATCGTTGAAGGAAAACAATATCTTGATTTGACAAGAGGTACTAAGGTTCGTATTTTTGATATGTATTATGATACTTATGGTACTGGAGCACTTCAAAAAATTGATTTTGGATACGGAAGAGTAAATCCCAAACTTTGGGGATATAGGCAACCCGAAAAAAAGAAAAAAAGATGAGTGAAGGATTTAGTAAAGAAAATATTGAAGTATCAATTAATAAAAATGAGATAAATAAGATATTAAAAAAATACAAGAAAATTAAAAAGTATCAAAGGTCTCCTCTTTTTGAAGTTAAAACCATGGATGGAACCGAAACTTATGTGAGTAAATTAATTCAGGAAGCACAGGAGAACTTATGATAGATGGGCAAGCACTATTTGCTTAACTTGTACGGTTGTTCGTTTGTTCTTTTAAATGACGAACGATGTCTTGTTGACTTATTAGAAAATGCAGCAGTTGCATCAGGAGCAACTGTGATTCAAACGATTTGGAAAAAGTTTGAACCACAGGGAGTCACTGTAATGTGTTTATTATCTGAGAGTCACATAAGTATTCATACTTGGCCTGAAGAAGGAAAAGCAGCCGTGGATGTTTATACTTGTGGTGATTGCAATCCAAAGATTGGGTGCGATATTATTATTCAACAACTTTATGCATCAAATCATACATTAAGTTACATTGAAAGATAATTGTATCAAAAATTACAAAAGTGCTTGCATAAATTTTAAATAGATGCTAAACTGCATTTATCGTTCATTCCCAACGGGAACGGAAGTAAGCCGACTCGGAACGGATCGTTCATTCTCTATTCGTAAATAGAGAACGCAAAAGCCGACTGAAGGAACGCTCTTTAACCTAAACAACTAAGGAGAACCCTAATGTCACAAGTCGTATATCGTGGTGTCGCATATGACACC